TGTTTCTGATTCTGTTAAAACATTTGAAGTTAAAGCTTTCTCTTCTTGCTTTACTTCTTTTTTAACTCTAGCTAAACTTCTAGTTAGCTTTTTAACCTTTTTAGTTTTAGTTTCTAATCGCTTTTTAGCTTGTAACGCTAACTTAACACTAGAGAGTTCACTATTTTTAGGTCTACCTACTTTTTTCGCAGTAGGCTTATGTTCCTTTATTATAGAGTCATTTGCGACATTTGTCAAGTCTTTTGTAGCTTTTTTTTTCTTATCTACCATAAACTTTATCTACATACTTCTTTAATCCGGGTCTTGACATGCCTTTACCAGTCTCTGCTTCTAGCCAATCTACTCCAATACCTAAACTTATTTCACCATGAAAAACAGCTTCTGCTACATCTTTTAGGATAGTAAGCTCTTCAGGTATAGGTTTTAAATAGCCTTCAAAGTCTGCATCTAACTCATAACCAAATGGTATAGTTGATGAAGTTCTTCTTATGTAATCATCTGGAATAAACATTATTTTACTCTTCTATACTTTCTAACTTTTCTTGCTGTTTTTTTTGGTTGCTTACTATGTTGTTTTCCTTTTTTAGTATCTTCTCGTTTTTTTCTTGTTGTTGCTGCATATTCTTTAGCCGATAATGATTTAATCGCCTTCTCTGGGAGATACCTCTCACCCGTTTCCGAAGATTTTTTCCCACTCTTAGTTCTCCATTTTTGTTTGGTCCAAGCTCTAAGACTTCGTTGTGATTTTTTTAAAGTCATTATTTATAGCCACCACCTTTAGCTTTATATTCTTTTGCTAAAAGCTGGGCTTTCCGAGCAGACCATTGACCGGGATTACCTCCTTTAGAACCGGCTTTGATTTTCTCGAAAAGCCTCTTACGCATAGTAGGCTTAGTATAGTTACCAGCTTTATTAACAGTAGACTTTTTCTTTTTAGTCGTTGTCTTTTTTCTTGGCATTATTTACTCCTTTCTTTTTAAAAATCTTATCCCAGTTATCTTGGTATTGTTTAGAAAAAACATTTACCCTAGGTCTAGCACCTTTGCCACCCCAAGTATCGCTTTTACCATAAATACTTTTTCGGAAGACTACTTGTTTATCTTCATCGTTACCTATTTGTGGCATGTTATTTTTTCATTTTCTTTGTTATCATAGTTTTCATTTTAGTCATTAATTTAGGGTTTACCTTACTAATTAAGATACCTGCTACAACTGAAAGAACTATAATTGTAATTAAAATTTCCATATTTTACTCCTTATAATAATTATGTTTTCTATGTGCTGTTTTCTTTTCCCAATCTTCTATTGCATGGCGTATACTATCTTCTGCTAGTACACTACAATGTAATTTAATTGGAGGTAATTCTAAAGCTGCTGCTATATCTTTATCTTTGATAAGTTTAGCTTCGGCTATAGTTTTACCTTTTAACATATCTACAAACATTGTAGAGGATGCGATAGCACTTCCACATCCATATGTTTTAAACTTGACATCTTCTATGACATCATTGTTTAATTTAATCTGTAGTTTCATAACATCCCCACATGCAGGTGCACCCACCATACCTGTAGCAACATTAGGGTCTTTAGGGTCAAACCTTCCAACAGAATGTTTTGCTGGATTGTTTAAGACACTCTCAAACCTATCAACTACTTTTTGAGAATATGCCATTTACCACTTAACCTTATCAGCCCAGTAAGCTGCAGACATTTTTCCTTTAGCAATATTTTTAGCGTGTCTAGCTTTGAAGCTTTTACGCTTGGCTTTCATACGAGCAGATTCACCTGCTTTAGGTTTACCTGCAGTCTTTGCACCTTTTTGACCAAACCTAATAGTTTTAATTTTGTCGCCAACTTTAGCAACAACTATATGTGATTTAGTTTTGTGATTTGGAGTACGCTTGGGTTTGTTATAACCACTTACTCCGGCTCGTTCTAGTCTTGAATCTTTTGCCATTAGTGTATAGTCTCCTGTTGTTCTGGTAGTGTATAACTTAATTCATGGAGTTCACCAATAATAGTTAAAGCATACATATCAGCTATTTCTATAGCTTTGTTCATATCTTCTGCTTTTATATAAGGTCCTATTAAAGGTTGATTATCTTTGATAACTTCAGTTAGAAATATTTTCATCTAATATTACAAAGTTTTAAAATCTTTTGTATTCTACTTGATTTCATTAATTTATGAAATTTATTCCATAAGTTTTTCATATTTTTAATCCCATTCCTATTAACCACCCACAGACAAATAATAAAGCAGCCATAAACGGATAAGCTCTACAAAATTCAAATAAGTTATTCAGATAGTTCTTCATAATCTCCATCTGTTAAATCTAAAGGTTTTTTATCTGGCATTAAAAATATACCACCACTATTGACATTATGATTAACATCAACTCGTTCTACTTTACCTACACCTACTCTATCTAATAAAGTCTGTGCAGCAGCAAGTTTATTGTTAGCTTGGATAATAGGTCGTTTAGAATCCATTATCTCTACTAGCTTAAAAGCTGCTTTAGGTGCAGAGTTAGCTAATACTTCTTGAGTTAGTTCAAGTATTTCAGACTTTAAAGTCTTTACCACATGATGATAGTGAGAAGCATAACCAGCAAGTTTCGCAGCCTCTTTAGCATCTCCTTGTGTTTCTACAAGGTGCGTAAGAAAAGCCTGTTGCTTATCGGTTAGTTCTCGTTTATTATGTGTATTATCTATGCTTGGAAGTATAGCCATGTTTAATAGTATATACCTATAAACCAGTTTTGTCAAGTATTTTAAAATATTTCTATAAAGGTATTGACAAAATGCGATTTCAAGTATATAATAACATTGTGCCCTCCCGGGTTCAAATAGTACCTATCTGGTGCTACTTTTACTTTCCCATTTTATCAATAAACACTCTAAAGACTATGAAGTTTTTGGAGTCCAATACCCCTATATTAAATCTAATTAGTCCTTAAAAGGTTTTGAAGTTTATATAGCCGGGTCGTAAACTAGTTAGCTATATCTGGTTAATGGTAGTTTTCTGTAATTTTGTGTAATCATTACATATATATAGGGGGTGGGGGTGGGTGGCTCCTGTGTCCCTTATAGACTTTGAAAGCTCCGAAGTATCAAAGACTTATAATACATTATAACCAAAGCTTATAATAACCATAGCTTATAATACATTATAACTTTATAGACTTGATAGCCTTTAAAATCTAGGGAAAGCACATCAAAGTTTTTCTAGTTTACAAAGATTATTAAATTTTGATGTCGGGATTTTATAGAGAAAAAGTGTCATACTATGTCATACTTCACAGACTTTTATAACTGTATAATTTTTATACAATCATCATCTCGTGATTTATAGCTGTATAATTTTTATACAACACCACCTCTGAAACCCTTATAAACAAAGGGCTTAATAAAAGTGTTGCAATTATTAATAACATCACTTAATATTTAAACAAGTCAAGGCAAAAGGCTACGACAAAAACCACTGTATAAATATACAGCAAAGCCAAAGGGGGCTAAAAATGAGAAAGAATGAACACACTCACATATTTCCTAATCTTAATAGCGTTATGGATTTTATAGAGAAACATCAAGACATAGCGACTGTATTACATAAGCAAGCATGGGGAAGTGGAAAATATAAAACTAACTTTCCAGAAGCTGAAGTTGTGATGAGATATCCAACATCAAACCATGACAAAGTAAAGGGAATAATAGCAGGTTATTTTAAGCAATAGATTAAACCCCTGACCACGATAACAAGCTTCTTAATTGAGGCTTTTCGTGGTAGAAACATAACATAATTAATAAGGAGAAAATAAATTATGGATTATAAAGAAAAATTAAGAAATGATTTTAATGACTTTGATGAATTATTAAATAATTCTAATCATGTTGTAAGAAGATATTTTACAGCTTTTATAAATGGGGACTATGGGGAAACTATTTATAATAAATGGGAAAAAAAATATAACGAAGCAACAACAGATAAAAAATTAAGGGCTTTAGTTATTCAAGCATTTTTAGAATACAATGCTTTAGATTATGATTGCACATCTCAACAAGTTCAAAGATGGCTAATGCAAAATATAGGTATTGAAAAACTAGAAAAGTTAAATATTGAATTAATAAAAGATATTATAGATTTAAAAGAGGTGGCATAAATGAATATAGAAAACTTTAAAATTTATACAGTTGACCCAATGATTGATAGCTGGAGCTTTCATTTACCCTATGTGAATATATATGGCTTTATTATTAAATTACCTTTTCCATTAAGTAAATTTATAATATCAGTTTTATATCATGTAAAAGGTTATTCAATGTTTAAAATTAAAATAATTACTTTTAGATATTGGGAATTTAGAAAAGGAGATATACTATAAACAAACTAAAAAATAGTTAGCATAAAAATAACCCCCTAAAAAAACTTCAAAAGTTTTATAGCCTGATTAATTTCAGGCTTTTTTTTGTTTAGTCTTTAATACTACTTTAAACTAATTTTAAGAGCCTACAAGAGCAAGTTAATCTCTTACCCTTATGCGACCCTTACTTTATAATTTATAGTCTTACAAGGCTTTAAAAATAAATAGTAATTATTTTAAAAAAACTATTGACATGATAATAAATTTAGTTTTTAATATATTAATTATTTAATATGAAATTAAAAATATAAATAGAATTTTAAACAGCGAAAGCAAAGGAGTAGAAAATGAGTAGATTAATAAGTATAAGAGCATATGAGTATGCAGAACTTGATGACAAGGCAAAAGAAAATTTTATACATGAAATGTGGGATTGGGCTTTTGATTATGAAGATGAAGATGAAGAAGGCAATACAATTATTAAATATGATTATTTTGCAGATATGAATTTAGAAGAACAAATAGATTTTTGTAAGATTAACGATTATCTTTTTAATAAGTATGGCGAAGTGATTGGAGATTTAGAAG